AAATAATTTACCTGAACATCAAGAGTTAGGTATTGATGTATTAAAAAACAATCTAAAGATTGAGTATGTAGATTACATTAAAACTTGGAATGAACCAAGCGGAGAACCTATGGAAGAGAGAGTAATGGACTATAAGTTTATTAATCTTCTACAAAATAACACAATGGAGAAGTTTACAGATGCAATAGAAAATGTATTTGACTTCTTGGTAGAACATAAAATTGAATTTAAACCTAAAAAATAAATTAAACCCTAAAAACAATCAAAATGGAAAGTTTAAAAGAAACAAAAACAACAATCACATTACCATTTGAAGTAAATGAAGAAGCATTTTACTTAAAAGACAATCAAATCAAAAAAGGAAAAGTTTGGCGAATTGATGTCGAAGTAACCGAAAATGAACAAAAGCACTTAATTTGGTTTAAAAATGAAGACAAGACAAATGAATTGATAAGAGACCCATTTGTTTTTCATACTAAAGAACAAGCTATTGAATTTGTAACATCAACAATTAACTAAATAATAATCACTTAAAACTTAAAAAAATGGGCTTCGGTCAAGAAACAAACAGAAATGCAACATTCGTAAACATAGTTGGCGGAAAGTTTGCAGTAAAATGTAATGAAGATACTCCTAATGCGGTATCAAGAAAAAACAAAAAAGAAGAAACAGTTTGGGAATTAAATTATCCTGATTTAACCGCAACATTAAAATCGGTTAGTTGTGAAAAGAATGAAAAATTAGGCTCTTGGCAGTACAAAGTTACCTTAGATGACTTTGGAGATACTTACATCCTTAATGTTCCTTGTGAATCAAAGTATGGCGATAATTTAGCTTGTAAAGTACCTAACTTAAAAGTAAATAATGTTTATACTTTTAAACCTTATGACTTTGAGGACAAGGTAAAGAAAAACAATTATACTGGTAAGCCAATGAAACAAACAGGCATATCAATTACAGATGCCTCAAAAGAAAAAATTGCATCAGCATTTACTTCGGAAGTTCCTAATGGAAGACCAACCCCAACAGAAAGAATGGATGAAGATGAATATAAAATTTTTCAACTTCAAGTAAGGAAATTCTATCGTAAAGTAGTTGACGAGTTTAACGGTGGCAAAAATGAAAGCCAAGTAGTAAAAGCACAAAACAATGCTTCTCCAACAAAGGAAGATGTAATGGCAAGGAATAATCAAAATGATGACTTTCAAGATTTGCCTTTTATGATTACCGCTTTGATTGGGTTATCTACACTTGTTCCTATGTTTATTTAACCAATGAAACTAACAGAAGAAAAACTATATTCGGGGGTAGGATTTATCCCCGATATAGAAAACTTAGACGAGGTACTAAGTTGGCAACCTAAAAAAGAATGGGTAAGAGAACACGAACACATAAAGGGATGGATGTATATTCCTATTCAATACAAAGAGTTTTTAATGGACAGATTGTTTGGGAAGTACCAAATAGATATTAAGCAGTCCTATGAAACAAAAACAGGGTGTGTTGTTATTGTAACAATAAACGTTGTAGGTAAGTCTCACGATGGAATAGGCTCTGTAGACTTCTATCAAGGATTAAATTCATCTATGGGATTTCCTATGGCTAAAACCTTTGCTATATCTGATAGCTTAGACCACTTTGGAAACATCTTTGGTAGAAACCTTAATAGAAAGGATATTGCACCCAAGAAAGTTGTTGAAACAAACGAAGAAGAAACTAACTTTATTGCAATGGTTACTCAAAGAGTAGGCAAGTGTGAAGATATGGATACATTAATAAATTTACACGATGAAACACAAGAAGAAATGATTAGCAAAGGATTTACTTCTGAACAATTATCTAAAATAATTAAGGCAATATTCACTAAAAGAAAAGTTAATCTATAATGGAAAATTCAGAAGAAAGGAAAGGAAAATTTAGTGCAAGTAGAATAAGTGAATTATTGGCTGGAGGAACAGGCAAGACAAGAGATAACTACATTTATGACCTTGCTAACGAAGTATTGGGACTAAGGAAAGAACTTGATACCCCTGCAATGAAGCACGGAACAGCAAATCAATTAAATGCTTTTGAGTTTGTTATTAAACCTTTGTTTGTTGGTGCAAGGTGGTTAGATACCTACATACCTATAAACGAGTTATGTGGTGCAAGTCCTGATATAATGATTGACGATACCATTCCTGCTGATGTTAAGTGTCCATTTTACATTGATACATACATTGAGCAAATTAACAAAGTACCCACAAAGTATTATCAACAAGTACAAATGCAGATGATGGCTACTGGTGGAGATGTAGGGATACTATGTTTTTATTTAACAAAACCTATGGAATGGGGAGAAGAAACGGTAGTAGAGTTTCCGTTTCCTTTAGAAGATAGATTTAGAATTTTTGAATTTAAGAAAGATGAAGAAGTGCAAGAATCTATATTGAAAGCAGTAGCAATAGCAGAGCCTAAAAAACAATTACTTATTACTATGCTGAAAAATGCTACTCCAATGGATGAGATAGAGTTCTTTTATCATCAAATGAAAGGCAATAAGCTAAGGAAATTAAAGGAGGCAAGCAATATGTACAATGTAACTACAATTTACCGAGTAAACGACCAATTCTACTACGAAATTAAGTAATGCTAAGAATCTTCAAAGAGGACATCCTTGAAATAGAACACAATGGAAAGAAAAACTTATGGATAGTAGTAGATGTTTGCCACAAGAGTTCAGGAAAGGAGTCAGTAAATGGAGTTCCTAATTGGGAAAGTCTGTGGACACTAAAACTAAAAGATGGAAATTATCAAAAGGAGGTATCAATTACAATTTTAGATAATTTGTTTAGTCGAGGACTACTTGAAAGGAAAGGAAAAGTTTAAAAAAAGCCTTAGAATTAATTTTCTAAGGCTTTTTTGTTATTGGTTATTTGTCCAATGAATCAAAAACAAGTATTGCTACAAATATGATTGCAAATAACGTCAATCCTATTTTTGGAGGAGGGTCAAAGCACATTATAGATACCATTAGTGCAAGAAGCACAAACAATGCTATGAGTTGTATCTTCCTTATTTTTTTTATGTTTTTCATTAGCTTAAGAGTTAAATTTTCTTATGTTGTTACGTTTCTTTGCCCTACGCTTTTGTTGTGCATAGGTTTGTATAGGGTGCTTACTTGGAATGTACATAGGTGTTCCACTTCCTCTGCCACCAACAAAAGTAATATTAGGCATAAAATCTGCGGTCATTCCGCTTTGTGGGTTCATAAACATTGCACCCATTATTCCTAAAAATAATCCGATGTTCTTTCTCATTAGTTCAGATATGAAAGTTTAAACTTAGATTTCTTAGCAATTTGTTGTTGTGTTAAATCAATGAGGTAATATGCTTGTACACATTTCACCCTATTGTGTTCAGTTCTTGCCTTGTAAGAAAGTTCTTTAAGTCTTTCAAGTCTTGCCTCTAAATAATGCTTTTTAGCAGGTTTAATTTCTCTCTTGGTATAGTTACTCCAATTGAAAGGAGTTTCTCTCTTAGAGATAAGTTGGTAAGCAAATAAAATAATTGTTTTCATAGTTTTTCAATTTTAGTTTTGGTTGTTATTTGTTTTTGTTTATAGACACATAGAGCATAGTTGCCTTGAACGATAATAGAATTGTTAAAGACATCAATCAGCTTGTATGTTATAGGGTTTTTAGGTTTTACCTTTAAAGGTTTTGGGTAGCGGAATTGCTTCCATTCTTCTTGGGTTGGCATAGGCTACTTTTTAAAAGATTTAATTATCATTTCTTTACATTCAGTCTTAGTTATACTAAATTCACATTCTCCCTTGATATGGGATAGGTCTAAGTTCTTTAGAGTAGTTTCTACTTCTTGAACATCTTTAGCGTTTGTAGTGAACACTAATTCATTGTTAGTGGGTGTTTTGATTGTTGCGGTGTAGTTTGTCATTGTTTTAGTTTATTTTATAGTTAATAATTGATTGTTCTTTTGTCATCAGTTTAGGCATATTATTTATTGCCCAATATACTGAATTTACTCCTATTTTTATTGAGTGTGTTTCTTGCGTTATTTCACCAGAAACATTGTTTTTTAATTCAAAGGTTACTTGTTTTGAGTTTTTCATATTATCTGAATAAATCTGTTAATACTTGTTTTGATTGTTGTTGTAAAATTGTGGCTCTTATTTTGTCTTGCATTTCTTTTGATATTGGGTTGCTTTGCTTTGGCTCGGTGTTAGATTCTGTTTTTGTGCTGTAGCCTGCGTTTCTTCTTTGGTAGTCTGTTTGTTCTTTTTGTTCATAAAGAGGATAGCCTTTTAACTTTGCAATTCTTTGATTAAACTTGCCCCAAACATCATCATTCAACCATTCAAAGTGCATAGTACCTTTTTTAAATGCTTTAACTCTAAAATAACCCCATTCAAACCATTCTCCATAAATAGGCGTTGACCTTTCAACTTTATACTCTGCTCCTATATTATAAAGGTCTTGTGTAATGTTTGTAAGTCTGGCGGCTTCTCTATCGTCTAAAAATATTACTTTCTCTCGGGTTCTTACTTTTACTTCGTATCTTATAAAATCCCTTAAACATCCTATTGTTTTAAAGTCTGTACCTGTAATATAGCTAAGTGCTTTGTTTAAGTCCTCCAATAAGTCAAAATTTCCGTGATAACCTAACTCAATTTTACTGCCTTTGTACCATCTTTGGTCTTGCCAACACATATTCTCTAAGATAAATTTTTTGCCAACTAAATAGTGTAGATTGCTTTTGTATTTCCCTTGTTCTCTGTTGGCTTCGTCTTTTGTTAATCTGTCGAACACTTCCAATAAAGCTGCATCCATTGTTTGTCCTCTGGTGGCATAAATTACTTCCAACATTCGCCAAATGTTTTTAACTGTAAATGGTATCTGTGTTTGTTCCTCGATGAACTTATTGATTTTTTCCCTTGTTCCCCTTGTTACGTCTTTGTTTAAGTCCAATTCATCAAAAATAAATTTCCAACCTGCTCGCTGCATACTCTTTTTAAATTCGTTCCTTAGTGTTGGCTTTCCATCTTCTGAACAACTAAAAGTTAATTCACCTCCATAAAATCCCTTTAATAAAGATTTCATTTTTACCCCTAAATTTAGCTGTTCATCATACAATTTTACTGCTCCAATGTATCTGTTAACTAAATCCCTAATAACATCATAACGCATAATTCCGTTTACTCCTTCTGTCTCGGGTTCTTCTTCCGTAAAAAAGCCTTCAAATTCTTCTTCATAGTTTTCTCCTGCTTTTGTTATTGTTATCATAGAGACATCAACATCTGTCTTTCTCTCGGCATTAAAAAAACATTTGCCTAAATCATAGCTATTTCCTAAAGTGCTTATGAGTTTATTCAATTCCTTTCTTTCGTTGGTATAGTCGTTTTTTATGTTGCTCGAATTTATAAGACTTACAATAGTAGTGCCTTTTGGTGCTATTTCGTAGGCGTGCAATATATGTTTCACTCCTTCGCTAAATGGCGGATTCATAACTATTGCGTTTATATGGCTTATCTCCTCTGATTTTAGGTTTAAAAAATCATCACACATAAAACGACCTTTGCCACTTAAAATAGATTGCATTGCTTTTGATTTTTCACAATACAGAACATCTTTTGCCCCAAATTCTATTAATCTGTTGACTATATTGCCACTGCCTGCTGAAGGTTCTAAAATTACTTTGCCCTCAATATCAATAAACTTTAACATTTTATCAATTACCTCTGGTGGTGTAGGAAATAAATCAGGATTGTTAAAAATATTATTTTCCATTTTGTTTTAGTTTATAAGATTAATAATTTTTGTTGCCCACTCTTTAATTTCTCCAATAGTGCTTTCCTCTATAAAGCTATTTTCAGCTATTTCCTTGCCTTGTGTTGTTATTTTAGCTTTAATAGGGTGCAAGATACTATCTGAAAAAGAAACGTTGACGTGGTATGTTTTTTGGTTTTTAGATATTAGCATTGTCGTTAAATATTTCAAATGATTGTAATTCCTTGTTAAATGATTGTAGCCTATCAATATTATAGCTAAATCTACTGCTGTTTTTATAGTCTAATTGCTCACAAATTGCCCTTATATCGTTTTCAAGTTTGGCTGTTAGCTTATCAACTTTTAGTTGTAGTCTTGCTATTTTCTTTGCTGCTCCTGTGCTTCTCTTTTCTAAAATTTCAAACTTAAACCTTGCTTCCTCAAACAATACATTTGCATCGGTATTTTCGGCGTGTCTTATTCTTATTGTGTAAGAGTAGTTTTGTTTTGGGTTGTATTTATCTGCCGTAATATTATCGGCGTTAAAATGTCTTATGCTGAACGTCTGGCAATTATCAAAAATTGCTTCCATTGTTGAGCCTTTTACTGTTTTTTTAATTGTTGTTTCCATAGTTTTGTTTTTAGATTATTAATTTAAGTAGGTAAATTTCTTTTTTGATAATGACAATAGAAGTGCTTGTGTCGTATGGTGAAACACATTTTTTATATCTGAACTTTCTCTGACGTGCTGAATAAAGTCGTTAAAATTACTCAATCCTATGTTGTACCCTTGTAGTTTTTTGTAGGTGTAATCTCTTAAAATTGTTGTTTTATAGAGTTTATCTTCTACCTGAATTGTTTTGTTTTCAGTATCAAAAATTACTTTTATTTTACATTTGTCTTTTTTAAGTAAATCAAGCCTGTGCCTATTTTCTCCTGTTATTACTTTTTCATAGGTAAACTTATTAAAAATGTAATCAATTGTAATTATGGGGCTATAAGTTAATAGTTTCATAGTTTTAAATATTTGTTGTTAGTTATTAATAATTGATAATTTAAGTTTAAAAATTGCTTTTTTAAATTGGCTCAACCTGTTAAGATTCAAGTTTTGCTGCCTTGCGATAATCTCCAAAAAAGGTTTAATTTCGGAAACTTTACTGCTGTTTATTCCTTCTGTTACAGAAGACAATAAAAGTATTTGTGTGTAGGTTTGCATAGGATTAATTTCTTTTAAAATTAGTTAGTGCGGTCTTAACATTAATAGTGGGTTGATACCAAAATGAATTGAATCCTTGTGCGGAAACTTCAAAATTTCCTGTGCTTCTCTTTTTAAAAATAAAAGTGTAGCCTTGATAATTTTTTACGATTGTTTTCATAGTTAGAATAATTTAGTTTGATTTTTATTTGATTGTTTTATAAATTCCTTTCGTGCTTCTTCTATTAGCTTTTTTTGGCTTACTTCATCGCCTGTTGCCCTATCAAATAAATGTTTAATTGATGGGTCGAACAAGTCAATAGAAACCATATATTTTGTTTTATTCTCCATTGTTAAAACTTGTTATTGGTTACTAATTGACTCCTTTTCTTTGGGTATGCCTGCGGGCAAGTTCTTTGGGTTGTGCATCCTGCCAAAATTAGGAGGGCAAAAAATAAGATTGTTAGTTTTTTCATTGTGTTTTAGTTATATATTTTATCCATTATTGCTTTGGCTTCTTCTGGTGTTTGGTTTTTGTTTTTACAAATTAAGCAAGAACAAGTTATTTTTTGCCCTTTACCATATTGAACAAGTCTTAAACATTTATTATCAGGTTTTACTGCTTCAATTTTTATCTTTGATATAATAAAATATTTTTCCATTTTGTTATTAGGTTTTTGTTAGTTAGTTAGTATTTCTTTTATTTGTTTCTCGTTGTGCAAAAAATAACTTATTAGCTTTTGCCCTGCTTCGGGCTGTGCTTCTCTGCAACTGCCCAAAGTTTTTGTTTTATTATACAAACTTAAATAGGCGTAAATTATACCTCTAATTGTGGCAAGGTGTCCAATTAATAAACCGTGAAACGTTGGTACAAAATTGTCTGTGAAATCTTTAATTAATACCTGAACATTACAATCTTTTTTACCTACTTTATCAAAGGTGCAAACAGTTAACAAAATTTTTACTCTTGTTCCGTTGGATTCTAAAAAATTAACGGCTGAAAATACGGCTTTGCATTTTTTCATTATTTGGGCGGCGTTCATCTTGGCTGGTGTTACTCCGCTAATGTTTAGAGTCAAATATTTATTTTCTTCTATCTGCTCAAATTCTGCCATACATTCGGGCTGCCCTGTTAAATATGCATCAACATCGTTAAATTGTCCGCTTACTCCTGCAACTAAATTAAATTGGCTGCCGTCGTTGGTTGCCGTTCCTCTCAATTCTTCAACGGCTGGTAAATATCCATTTTTTAGAAATTCATTAAACTCTTTATTGTCTTTTATTCCTCCGTTCCAATCTGTGTAAAAATTATCATTTCCATTTATAAAAAAACGATTGTAGGCAATTTTAGTGCCTTTTGCTTTTTCTTGGTTTGTTTCTATTGCCTCAATCAAGGAGGCAATAGAATTAAAATAAGTTTGCATATTTTAGTTTTTTAGTGCTGCTATTTCTGCGGCTGTTAACTTGTTAAAAATTACCATTTCAAGGGCTTCGGCTTCTGTAAATCCTGCGGCTATTAACTTGCTGCCATTTATCGTTGCTCTTGGGCTTATAATTACATTCAACCCTTTATTTTCTGCCTTTGCTCTTAGCTTCTGAATAGTGGCGGCAAATGGTTTGTTATTACTTAAATTTGTTTCAAGTTCTGCATCTAACTCAAAGTTAATAAATACAAACCTGTCAAGGGTTGCGGCGTCTATTCTGTTGCGTCCTACATATTGCAAAGTTCCTCCCGTTCCAATTGTGTTGGCTGCTGCTATACATATAAAATCTTTATGTTTCTTAACCATTCCACAAGGAAACGAGCAAACGCCGTTTGCAAGTGCTGAATTTAAAACGCTCAAAACGTTGGCGTTTCCGTTGTCTACTTCATCAAGTAAAAAAATACCGCCTTCGCTGTATGCCTTAAAAAATACCGTTTCGCTAAATTTGCCGTGTGCATCGTTATAGCCTAACAAAGTGCTTAAAGTAGTTTGAGCACAAACTGAAACACAATAGAACGGCAAATTTAACGCCGTTGCAACTTGTTCGGCTGTTGTTGTTTTTCCTGTACCTGCTGAACCTGTTAACCATATATGCAAACGGCTGGAGGCTACTTTTAGAACTTGCTTAAACTGTTTGTGTGTTTGCCCTTCAATCGTTGCCTTAACTTCGTTATTTATTACAATTTCTAATTTATCGGGCTTTTGCTTGCTTAACTCTGCTTTAATTAACTCCTTTATTTTATCTTCGTTTATCTCTTGGGCTTCGGGCTTTGCCTGTATAAATTGCCCTAACTGTTTTAATAATTCGGCGGCGTCTGGCTGCTTTGCCTTAACTTTTACAGATTCAACGGCGTGCTTTATATTTTCGCCGTTAATCTCTTTTAAATCTTCCTGAACTTCTTCAAACTCTATAAAATTAGATTCTTTTATAGTTTTAATCGTGTCAGTTCCTGTGTGTTCAAACTTCGGGACGTTGTTTAATCTCATTCTTACCTGTTCGTTTAAATTTTGCATATACATTTTTTTTAGATTGTTTTATTTTTGTTCTATTGGTTGCACTTGTAATTCATTAAATAAATAAGCCGTAAAAAAATAGCTTCTTTCGCCTTCTGTGTTCTTTCCTTGCTCCTCCTTTATCGCTTTGCTTGGTCTCGAAAATACTGGGAAGCCTTTCTCTCCTTTCTTAACTATCATTCCCGATTCTTTCCACGCCTTAAAAGTTTTAAACTCGGTTGCTCCTGTTTCTATTTTGTAAGATTCAACTAATATTTGATTGAATGTTATTCCCTGACTCAATAAGTCCGAAAAATTGGCTTTTATTTCCTTTTGTTTGGTTGCTAAAATTGCATTCATTTTGTAGTGTTTTAATTGATTAACACGACAAAAGAACATTTTTATATAATACAATAAAATTATATATTGTTAAGGAATGTTAAAGGAAATAAACTAATAATATAACTGCCTATAAATCAGTTGAATTAATTTCTTTTTTGTGGCTTTAGCTTGTTATATACTTGCTCACATTCTAATAAATAAGAAACATTAACTAAGTCAATATTAAATACATTGTACATCCTTGTAAAATAGTCAAAGTTTACCGCAAAAAAATTTTTTCCTTGTTGTGTGGATATTAACCCAGTTTTAGTGCATTTAAACCCGTTTTGATTTAATATGTTTACCATTTCATCCCATGTCAATTTTCGTTCCTGCATTACTCTATTAATAGGCATGAATAACATTTTTTGTAAGTTCTTGTTGTGTTTTTGGTGTGGGTATAGGTATTTAGCCATTTTTAAACGTTTAAAATTGGTTTTGGAGTTATGATAGCTCTTTTATTCAGACAAAAGTAATAAATATTTTGACAAATTACCATTTTATTGAATTAAAAAGTTTATTTTTGTGTATTCTATCCCCGAACAGATAACACAATGAACAAAAAACCCTCAAAAATACCCCTTTTTTATCGTTGTGAATGCTGCTTGAACTATTTTTTAGTAGAACATCGAGCCAAAAGATTTTGCTCCAGAAGTTGCCAAAGAAAGAATGAGTATAAAAGAACAGGCAAATAAATTAAGCACTTATAAACGTTTAAAAACGGTTCTGTATTACTTAGAATCATTCTAAATAAAACTGCTTATCTTAGCATATAATATTTATTATGTTAAATCGTGGATAAACTGCCAATGTTTAAAGGTCTTGGGCGCTCCTCCCCTACCCTACTGGCAGCAGCACCCAACAAAAAAAACAAACGAAAAAATGAAGATAGAGAGCAAGAAAGGAACTGAAAACACAATCCAAAAACGAAAATCAAAAGTCGTAGGCGGGTAGTATTTTTTTTTGTGGGCAGATTGGTGGATGAGGTGGCGTTACTTGTCAATTATACACACATATCCTATTAAATTAAGGAATGGGTGTGGGGGGATAATTAGAAAGGGGTACTTGTTATAGGGGGGTAAATAAAGAAGCCACTACTTTGTTTAGAAGTAATGGCTTTTAGGAGTGTGAGACTAAGGGTGTTTAGTCAAGGATAGTCCAGTCCTCGGCTAAGGTGTCTGTAGAAGATGGAGACCAACCGCTAATTTCGTTGTCGATGTTTACTAAGGCTAATTGATTAGAGTAGCGAATTGATACTGCCTTGCTGTTTATATTAGGCAGCATAGTGCCATTTTTTGTTTCTAATTCAATTCTTTGCTTAAACACATCTTTTACTGATTGAGGTAGTGATTGCATTTGAGGAACGATAGGAATTTGAATAGATGCAGGTACTTGCATAAATACAAATAATCCTTTTCCGTTCCATCCTTTACGCTGGACTCTTTCGCCATTTTTTAAGGCTTCGATAGCTTTTCCAAAACTTAGTCCGTCTTTTTTTGGAAATAAGTTATGTACTGAGACATAGATACTTTCTTCTAAAACTCTTTCAGGAAATTCATCTGCATCATTTAGTAGCATTTCAATTGTTTCGTCATTGATAGGCGTTCCTTCTGCCTTAAATCTTTTCTTTACGTTTTCGTAAACTTTTTGTTCGTCAAAAGAAAGTGTAATCACTCTCTCGGTTGTTGTTGTTTGATTCATTGTTTTATATGGGTTTAATTAAGCCGCCCAAGGCTGTTAGTTTTTAGTTTAAATACAACCTCCTATAAAGAAATGGTTATTGGGTTTTTGTTGGGTAGGTTCGGTAGGTAGTTCAGGGTAGGTAGAGTTGTAGTATTCTATTCCATCAAGGTTTCTGTTTTCTAAGGGGAATCCATCTACTGCATTTATTATCTGTTGTTTCTCCATTTCAAGTGCTTTTTTAAACTCTAAGCGACTTTCTTCTGTAAGGTGATAGTTTTCTTCCATATAGTCTATCAGGGTTTGCACTGCGGTTTTGTTTGCCATAGTTTTAGAATGGAACTGGTTCAAATTTTGGGTGAATAATAAATCTGCATTTGTTTAGTAGGTAAATAGGAGTGAGAAATGAGTTTTTTTCTACATCAGCAACAATTTCTAAAATTTCTTTCTGTTTGTTGGTTATTGGTTTAATTTCGTCAGTCCAATCGTTGTCTTTGTCAAGGATTATCATTTCCCAAAGGTAACTAACTTCTTTTTCAAGTTCAATAATATGGTTATCTTTCTCTTTTACAAGGTTTTCAAACATAACAATATTCCTGTTGGCAAAACCTACTTTTTCTTTTAAGGCACGATTTTCTCTTTTTAAATCTTCTAATTGTTGTTTTAGAGTTTGTTTCATTGTTTTTTAGGCTTAAATTTTATTTCGTCATACTCCCAAATAGCTTTTTCGTAATCATAGATTTCGGGAGATAAAGTTAGTAGTCCTCTTTCATTTAAGAAGTCTATAAAATCCATTAGTTCTTTAGTTGTTGGCATAGTTAGATAATTCTTTCTAAGGATATGTTTTTGCAGACTGTTATTTCTTTGTTGTTAAGAGTCCAGATTTCTCCGTTGTCCATAGCACAGGTAAATAGTAGGTCGTGTTCTTGTGAGTAGTCAATTACTAAAAAAGCATAGCCTTCCATTTTGTCTGATATTCTTTTTATGGGGAGCATAGGGTTTAGTTGGAGCATCATATTTTGACAAGTTATAGGTTTAATATTTAATTTACTTTACATATTGTAAGCTATTGTTAATATTGAGGCTTGCATTTAGCTTGTTCTTCTTTAGAAAGCCTATTATACATAAGAATAGATATTATTACTCTATCTTTATCAATGTAATAGCTTGGAGAGCCTAAAAGAAAAAAGTATTTAGGGTCTATTGTATTACTTGATATGAGGCTGTTTATTTTTTGTGTTGGGGACATAGGGCTAATCATTATCTATTACGAATTTTACTCCAAATATTGTTTCTATTTTTCTACCGATTTTCACTCCTTGGTAGGTCATTTTGTTTTCATCAGCATAGGCTTGAATTGTTTGCAAATTTAGATATTTTCCCATTACTTTAAAAAGTTCAAGTAAACTCTCATTATCAAGTTCGCCACTTTCAAATTTTGTAGCTACAAAGTTTATTAACTTGTCTGTATTTGCTTTTATTTCAGTTGTTTGCATATTTAGTTTAATTTATTAAAGTTCGCAAGTCAATTAGTTAGCTGCTATTTTACCGACCACTCCGAAAGTTTAGACTTGACAACTAATTTTAGTTCATCAACTTTTGACAATGGACAGCGAAAAGCAACCGTTTTTGTTTGCTCTGCATATTTAGGTTTAGCACCCGACCCTTCACGCTTACCGCCTTGCTTAATTATATCGGGTAAAATTTCGTATATAAAAGATTTTTGCTCTCTCAATGTATGCCTTTCCTTTTCATAACCATATCCACGGGTTTTAATCTTTTTTTCGGTATGGCAATAACTTGATTGCAAGTTCATTCCTTGCTCTGTATCTTTTATATAAACCAAACCATTTTTAGTGAACCTAAATCTTTGACCTATTTTTACATCTGATAAACGGAGTTTGTTTAAAACATTCTCCGTTTGTTCTGTATTTATTATTTCTATCAATGTTTTCATTTTGCCTCTATTTTAATATTTTTCTTTGCGTTAGCAATGTAGCTTCTGGCTTCTTTTTTAGTCTTAAAATAATCAGAAACCAAACCTTGTGAAGTTTCAACAAAATAACCTTCTGTGCTTGAATACAAGTCAATAGTTACATTTTTAATTTTTGTTGTTGTTAGCAGTTTGAAATTGAAATTTTCCATTTTTTATCTTGTTTGATAGGCCAAAGATACAACATCTATTTGAATTTGCAAACTATTTCAAAGATATTTTTCAATTATTTTCTAAAGTGCTGAAAATCAAAGATAAAAAAACAGCAGCTAACAGCACATACACGCTATTTTCCCTCCCTCAATCCAACGCTCACAGCGTGTATCTGCAAATCGTTATTTTTACAAATTTTCGTCTAACAATTTTAAAACAGCAAGCCAAGTTGATTTTTTCTTGAAGTAAATATCCATTCTTGACTTCCCTGCTTTTTCTCTAAGTAGGTATATATCAAGCCCATATATGTCAGAATCGTTTTTGTACCCATAGTAGCCCAAGAAATCTATCTGATTAAACGTGAACATCACATATCCATCCACGTATATCTTTACTCTACCATTGTAGATTTTAAACTCGAATTTTTGGGGTTGTTTTGTCTTTTCCATAGCCTTACTTTTTAGGAAACTCTACTCCAAGTAGATTGTTAATTAATACTATTTCTGTTCCAGTCCATTCAGTAATACCTTTTAGCTTGTTATAAATGGCAGTAGTAGTTAGACCTGTTTCTAAGCATAAATCCATCTTCCCAAGTCCTTTTTTTTCTAAAGAAGATAATACTGACTTAGAATATTCAGAAGCTAATCTTTCTCTTAGCTTTAGGTGGTTGTTTTTTATTTCTTTTAAGTGGCTCATTTAATTGTTTGTTTAAGTTTTTTACCACACTATTTTAATTCCTAATTCTTTTTGAATAAGAGCAAGTTCTTCGTAGTTCCAAGATGTTCTTCCATTTAACTTGTTTCTTACTGACATAGTAGTTTTAAGTATAGTGCTGGCTATATCTACTAACGATAAACTATTTGTAAGCATTGCCTTTTTTATCCTTTCGTTTAAATCGGACTTTAGACTTTCTTCTTTTTTCTTAATCTCTTTTATTCCCATTGTTTTAGTTTTGTTTCTGCAAATGTAAGTCAAATATAATTATTTTGCAAATTTATTTTTAAAAAGCATCATCATCTATATCAAGCCAATCTTCTTTCTTTTCAATTACAGGTGGAACAAAGTTGTCTTTTTTCAGCATTGGTGTAGTAAATGCTCCATTGGGTTTTATTGGATTAGGTTTATTTTCAAAAGCAGATATTTGTTTAACATCTTTTAATATCCAATTGGTATCATCAGGATTAAACATATAATATCTTCCATTGGCAAAATTCCAATTTAGTGAACAAAACGTTCCTGCTTGCCCCCAATGTTTAAACTTTACTTTTTGGAAATATATTTCGGTAGCCTTATTTTCAAAATTTCTATAAACAGTAAATCCGTTGTGAGTTTTATTAAAAAAGTTTGCAGAGCCATTTATAGAATATAGGTTTGGTACTTCAAATAGTCCAGTCTGTTTATTCTTTTGAATTTTAGTGGGGTGAGCCACAAGAAAACAATGTACGTTGTTTCTTTCACAGAAAGTTGATAGAATATCTAATTGCTTGCTTACATAATGAGTGGAATCTTCGTTGTGTTCAAGTTTATTCCAAGCATCAATTACAAAAGCATTAACTCCGTACTTACGAATTAAACTTTTTACCATTCTTAAAATATCTTCAAGTTTAAAGTCTGTTTCGGGCTTAATAAAGTAAAAATTTTTAGAGAAGTAATCTTTAGCCAAGTCAAGTTCCATTTTTGACATTCGATATGTGCCATCAAAAGGCTTTCCTATTAGCTTTTCTGCAAACTTGCTAAAATGTAGTTGTAAAGGATAATTTTCGGGGCTATATAAACCAAACTTCCAACCTGCACGAATATTTAATGAAGCACAAAGAAAATCTAATACCTCGGACTTTCCGTGGTTTGGTATTCCTGTAATAGTAGTTATGTAGCCTAAATGGAATCTAAGATTTTCGTCAAAATTTTCTAATCCTATTGTTTCTCCTTTAGGTAATCCGTTATTGTAGTAATCGTCAATATCTCCATTAATATCTGTACTGGTAAAAACACCTACCAAGGGATAATCTGTTTTGGCTGTAAGACTTTCTAATATACCATCCATTCCGTACTTAACCAAACATTCATTGGCATCTTTGCAATCCTTGAATGATACCTTGGCACAATTCTCTACCCCTAATCTTCTTGCAAATTCATCTCTTAAACTATTTCCTGCTTGGTCGTTATCCAAGGCAAGTATAAATTTTGTATCTTCTTTAAACCAATCAATACAATTATCAAGGTAGGTTAAATTATTTCTACCTATTGTTGCTCCATTGGGTACGCTAATTACATTTTCAATCCCTGCTTCCATTAGTGCAAGGCAATCCATTTCTCCTTCCACAATAATTACTTCCTTGGCATCTCTAACTGCATCTAAGTTGTAAAATATTAGTTCAGCATCTTTTGAAAGTTTAAAATTCTTTTTCCCATCACGATACTTGATGTTCACTAATTCGTTATCTCTAAAATAATTAAACTGAATTGTATTGATATTTCCGTTAATTTGTGGCATCCATTCAATCCCTTCTGTAATCTTTGCCTTTAAAAGCGTTTTTTGGCTTATTTTTCTGCCCTCAAACCACTTAACTAATTTTTCTGATAGTGTAGTGTCATTTTTCCACAAAGGTCGCTTATATTCAATTTTTTTATAGTTATTATCCATTTTGTCTAATTTTTTGTAAAAAGCCCTGCCGCAATGTGAACAACTACCTACTTCTTTTGCTGTGTTGTAGCTAAAACATTTGTCTTTTGACTTCTTTCTTTCGTGTGAACAAGCTGGGCATACTTGTTTATTTTCACCTCCCTTGGAAATGTCAATTAAATATTCTTTTTTATCTGCTTTGTCAATTATTGTTATATTCATCAGTACACATTTTTTTGAACGTAAGGCTGTTTTATTGTTTTTGCTTTATCTTTATCCAACCAAGTTTTAGCTGTTAGGTACAAACTTTTGTAGTTTGTATTTTTTTTGTAATTTTCAACTGACTCCAACACGTTGTCAATTTGCAATTGAGTATAACCCATTTCTTTTAACTTTCCTACTTCTTCAATTGAAATTGATAGGTGGGCAAATTGTTTATAACAACCAACAATTTCCTTTGGTGGTAACTTGGGTTTTTTATCCTGCTCTATCCAAAGTTTTAACTTTTTATTAAGTAGGTCAACATTACTATTTATTAGTTTAATAGTTTCATTGTTTATTAGTTTA